CTGTCGAACTGGGATCGCAATCGCATGAACTGGACGGTGTCGGCTGCTCCCCAGGAGAAGCCCCGCCCACAATCAGTTCCTCGTGACGAAAGCGTAGACCCCCGCAAGGTTCTGAAGTTCAAATGAGCGTTTTGATGGTCCCGCAGGACAAGAAACCGTGGCCCAGCCTGGGCGGTCAAGTTTGTTCGTGGATTGAAGAAAATCTGGTCTTTGGTCCCGGGGACCTGCGGGGGTTGCCGGCGCGGCTCGACGATGAGAAGCGCGCGTTGATCTGGCGCTTTTATGAAGTCTTTCCGAAGAAACATAGAATGGCTGGGCGTCGCCGGTTTAAGCGGGCGGGAATCTCCTTGGCCAAAGGGACGGCGAAGACAGAATTGGCGGCGTGGATCGCTGCCGCGGAGCTCCACTCGGGGAGTCCTGTGCGCTGCATCGGCTGGAGCGGCGACAAGCCGATCGGCGGTCCGGTTACGGATCCATTTATCGTCCTGTGCGCCTACACTGAGGAACAGTCCGACGAGCTCTGTTACGGCGCATTGAAAGCCATCCTCGAGCTCAGCCCCGTCCGAAATGATTTCGATATTGGGCTCGATCGCATCATGCGGATCAAGGGCGATGGGAAGGCGGTCTCTGTTTCTGGGGCGCCGAGCGCGCGTGATGGCGCTCGAACCACGTTCCAGATTTGTGACGAGACGCACTGGTGGACACTCGAGCGATTGCGGCGCGCACACCAGACCATGCTGACGAATATCCCGAAACGGAAACTGGCGGATGCCTGGACGCTCGAGACGACGACCGCGCCGGAGCCTGGATCCGGATCTATCGCTGAATCGACGATGGAATATGCGCAGCAAGTTGAAAGTGGTGTGCTGAAGGATGATCGGCTCTTCTACTTCCATCGCCAGGCGTCCGACGAGCACGACTGGAAGACTGAAGCGGGAGCTCGCGCGGCCATTATCGAGGCCTCTGGGCCCGCGGTGGAATGGCGAGACATCGACAGTATTGTTCAGCTCTGGAGAGATCCCACCTCGGATCGTTCCTACATTGAGCGTGTCTACGGAAACCGGCTGGTCCGCTCGAGCAGGAAGGCGTTTGACGCGATCAAATGGAAATCTCTCGCCACAACGAGCCCGGTAAGGCCTGGCGATCTGATCACCATTGGCTTTGACGGAGCCATGTTTCATGACGCAACCGGCTTGGTCGGCACGCATCTTGAGACGGGCTTCCAGTGGCAGATCGGGGTGTGGGAGTGTCCTTACGGCGCGAAGAACTGGCAGGTCCCGGCAGCTGAGGTTGACGCCACCCTCCGGGACACGTTCCAAAAGTACACCGTTCTCCGCATGTATGCGGATCCGCCTTATTGGCAATCGTGGATTTCAAAGTGGTCCGGCGAGTTCGGAGAAGAGCGCGTCGTCGAGTGGTGGACGAACCGACGCAAGCCCATGAGCTACGCACTCGAGTCTTTCGACACCGCGATGAAGGAGGGGCGGCTCCTCCATGATGGCAGCGACGCCCTCGCCCGCCACATCGGGAACGCCTGTAAGCGCCAACTTTACGAACGAGACGAAGAAGGCAAGGCGCTCTGGTTGATCGAAAAGGAGCGCTCCGACTCTCCCAATAAGATCGACCTCGCCATGTGTGCTGTTCTGAGCAACGAAGCGCGTAACGACGTGATCGCGGCCGGAGCCCTGGCGAGCCAGGGTGAACTGACTGGCGTATGGCTGTAAGGTTTCAAAGATTTCGCTCCACTCTCTCGTCTGCCGCCACCTTCCTCCACTCTCAAATCGATGCCGCCGATATTTGCTTCTTCGGCGGCATTCTTTTGATCGGCTTCGGAATAGGCGGTCGATATGGTGCGATCGCAACTGGGGCGCTTCTGGTACTCAAGGCCCGCCCTCTCTGGTTCTTCTTGAAATAATCGATGGGACTACTGGCACGGATTGAGAGCGGGGGTGTGTTTGCGCGCACGACGGCGCCGAGCCGCGACGACTATTCGAACTGGAGTTTCCGCGTCCCGCAAATCCCAGGGATCCGGCTGGACCACTACACCGCCCTCGGAGTCGCGGCACACTTCGCCTGTGTCCAGGTCATTTCGAAAAACATCGCACAGTGCCCATGGGACATTGTCGCCGAGCAGCCAAATGGAGACTGGGAGTACAAGCCTCTTGCGCCGGCGTGGCGGATCTTCAATATCCAAGGCAACGCAGAGATGACTGCGCAGGCGATGAAAGAACAGCTCATGCTCGTCGCCCTGCTGTGGGGCGAGTCCTACGCCGAGATCGAATGGGACATGGCCAACCGGCCTAAATACCTATGGCCGCTCGAGCCCGAACGATGCTGCAAAGAGCGGGACCCCATCACCGGGCGCAAGGTCCTGCGTGTGAAGAATTACTCAAGGGAAGACACGATCCTGGACTGGTCGAACATCTATGCCATCACCGGGCCCGGGATTGGCTTCTATTCCTTCGACATGGTTGTGCTTGCGTCGCGCGTCCTGGCCCAAGCGCTCGCGTCGCAACAATTCGGCCTGAAGTTCTACGAGCATGGGACCGCGATGGGCGGCGTCTTTTCGACGGATCAGCCGAACGTCACACAGGAAAAGCTCGACGCCCTGCGCAAGCAGATCGAAGAGAAAGGGACCGGGCCGGAAAACGCTTTTAAATTCCTGCTCCTCTCAGGTGGTCTGAAGTATTACCCGAACAATCAATCGCTCAGGGATGCCCAGGCCAACGAGAACTACCACCTCCTCATCGAGGAGATCTGTCGGTTCTACGGTGTGCCGCCCCACAAAGTGCAGCACCTTCTGCGCGCGACGTTTTCCAATATCGAGCACCAAGGACTGGAGTACACGCGCGACACGCTGGCGCGGTGGGCTCGCGGCGCCGAACAGGAAGCGGCGATCAAGCTGCTCGGCAAGCCGAGCCTCCGACTGCAGATCGATATGGACGAACTGGCGGAAGGCGACGCGAAATCGATCGCCGAGACGGATTCGATCCTCGTCAACTCCGGATTGAGGCGACGGAACGAAATGCGCCGGAAGCGCGGATGGAACAGCTATGGACCGGTCGGCGATGTCATTACGGTTCAAGGCGCCATGACCACGCTGGAAGCTGTTCAGCATGCGCCCGCACCGCGACGGAACGGTGGCGGCGACCTGCCTCCGAGTGAAGATGACGAAAATCGTGCACACACGGCGGCCGTTGCCATTTATGCGAACGCGCTGAAGCGGGCGATGCGACGTCAGCTACGGCGCGCCGAGAACATTGCCGGCTCGGCCCAGACGCAGAAGGATTTCCTGGAACGGGTCGAGTCCTACCAGTCCGAGCAGCTAGAGTATGTGCACGACCAGCTCGGCGAGGCTCTCCGCGTCGTGCATTCCATCGGGATGAATGGGAACTCGGCCGCGGTTCGCGCGGAAGTCAGTCGTCGCTTTGCCGAGGAAAAGGATCTCCTGGCAGCGGCATTCAGCAGGCGCGAGCTCGCTGCCTGGTGCGATATCGATAGGCGCGCGGAATCCATCGCGCGCGCGTTGGTGGAGGTGAGATGAGAAAACGACGTGTTCAATTCATCGCCGGGCCCTCGAGAGAACCCGTGCCGGCGGAACCGTACCGGATGGAGAAGAAGAAAAAATCCGCGGACATCTACTTCTACGACGTGATCGGGAGCTCGTGGGAAGGTACGACCGCGAAGCAGTTCGCCAAAGACCTGAAGGAGATCGGCAGCGATATCGAGACGCTTAATATCTTCATGAACTCCCCGGGCGGCGCCGTCTTTGATGGTGTCGCGATCTACAACCAGCTTGTGCGCCACTCGGCAAAGAAGATCGTCCAGATCGACGGCTACGCGGCTTCGATCGCATCGGTTATTGCAATGGCCGGCGACGAGATCCGGATCGCGTCGAACGGCATGATCATGATTCATAACCCATGGGCCTGGGTGGACATCTTCATGCAGGGCGAGAGCGAGGACTTCCGCAAGGCGGCAGATCAACTAGTAAAGGCGGCCGACAAGCTCGACAAGATTCGGGAGTCGATACTGGACACCTACGTCAGGCGCACAGGAACCGACGAAGATAAGATCAGCCAGATGATGGCTGATGAGACCTGGCTTACCGCCGAGGAGTCCGTCGAGATGGGCTTTGCCGACAAGCTGACGGAGGCCGTGGAGCTCGCCGCGCTGGCGAAGCACGACCTAAAGGCATTCAGGAATATTCCGAAATCGCTCGCCGAAATTATGGCGAGCTCGAACCGTGAGGGTGGCCAGCCACCCTCCGGCAACGCCGGGGAGGCGCCAGCGCCGCATCCGGCTTTTGTGAAGGCTTCTGCGCATCTGACGCGCCTTGGCCTCAGACCACAGGGCCAGCCCTGATTTCCTCGTCACGATAACACTTTAAAATTTAGGAGATTTTGACTATGAGACAGAGTTTGTCCATGGTGGCCCTACAGGCTTTTCTGGTGATGGTCGCCACTCCGTTTGTCCGATTCTTCGCAGAGTTCTCATCGAAAATTGAGGACCTAAAAAACGAATTGCTTGAGACCCACCAGCAGATGGCCAACATTCAGGCCAAGGCGGATGGAGAAAAGCGCCGGCTGACCGCGGAAGAGGACAAGATGATCAGCGACCTCTCTGCGAAGTTCGAGGAAGTCGAGGCCGAGATTGCGCGCCGCGAGGACCTCGAGGCCAAGGCTGCCAAATTGAGCACCGGGAAGGGCCGCAAGACGGAGGCTGGAGATCCGGATCCGAAGAACGAAGGGCGCCGGGCTCCGATCACGACCAGGCCTGCATTCGAAGCTGACAAGGGGAAGTGGGGCTGGAACTCATTCGGTGAGTTTGCTCACCATGTCATGAAGGGTGCGGCACAGGGAGCGACACTCGATCCGCGGCTCATTGCCAACGCTCCGGCCACGATGGGTTCCGAAGGCGTGGGCGCGGACGGCGGCTTCGCGGTGCCTCCCGATTTCCGCAATGAAATCATGACGAAGGTCATGGGAGAGCAGGCCCTGCTAGCACGAACGGATCAACTCACGAGTTCATCGAACAGCATCACGGTGCCGATCGATGAGACGACGCCGTGGCAGTCGACCGGTGGAATTCAGGCGTACTGGGAAAACGAAGGCGGCCAGAAGCAGCAGTCCAAGCCTTTGATCGACCAGGCCACGGTTCGCTTGAACAAGCTGACCGTTCTGGTCCCGATCACGGACGAGCTTCTCGAGGACGCTCCGGCGCTTTCGACCTACCTCCGCAGAAAGGCACCGCAGAAGATCAACTTCAAGGTCACCGATTCGATCATCAATGGCACCGGCGCCGGCCAGCCACTCGGTCTTCTGAATTCGACAGCGAAGATCGCCGTGGATCGCGACACGAACGCAACGATCGTCTTCAACGACATCGTCAACATGCACGCGAGGATGTTCTCGGAGTTCCGCCAGAATGCCATCTGGCTGATCAATCAGGACATCGAGCCTGCACTTTTGAAGATGCAGTTCCCTGGGACCGGCACGGCTGTTCCGGCCTATCTGCCTCCCGGCGGTCTTTCGGCCACTCCGTTCGGTACGTTACTCGGACGTCCCGTGGTTCCGACGGAGGCTGCTCAGGCGCTCGGCACCGAAGGCGACATCATTCTCACCGATCTGCAGCAGTACATGTCTGCGCTGAAAACCGGTGGAATCCGCCAGGATGTGTCCATCCATCTCTGGTTTGACTAC